GGATGACATACTCAGGCTCACCACCTTCACCGATTAATGCGTTGGTTGGCTTGTTGACAAAACCACCTTCCGCGAAGGGGCTAACCATTCCGCCGCCGCCTATTTGCGAAACGCTTGAAAGCCCTGTGCTGAAAGGATCGGATGCGCCCCCACCACCACCGCCGCCCATTCCAGCAAAAATTCTTGCAATTCCGATCGCAATGTATTGAGCGATCATCTGTGAAGCGGTTTTGGCTAATACGTCAGCCACGCTCTTCAACATGTCGGCAAATACTTGTTTAACTGATGTCGCTCCAGTAACCAGGCCCTGCAAGCCGTTGACCAGTGAGCCGCCAATTGCATTGCCAATTCCTTGAGAAACATCAACAGCAACTTGCTGCAAATTATTTAGGTCCTCGGTGGCTTTACGAATGAATGCGTTTAAAGGCTCCTGTGCTACAGCCAGCTGCTCCATGATGCTGCCAGCCTGCGCTACCTGATCATCTGTAAACTTTTTGTCTTTGAGTTTTTTCATCTCTTTTGCAATCTTCAGGCGATCTCGCTCCGCCTGACTGGTTGCTTTTGTCATCTTGAGTTGATGCTCAAGATCTTCGATCGTTGTGTTAAAAAGCTCCTGGCGCTTGCGCTGATCTTCCGCAAGCTGACGCTCCATTTCACGGTGCGCTGCAAGTTTTTTCGTTGCTGCCGTGATATTTATTGCGTCCTTTAATCGCTGATCTGTAACCTTTGTCAGGTCTGACAAGCGTTTAGCTTCAATTTCGCCAAGTTTTTGCTGGCCTTGCAAACGAATAACAGTCTGAGTGTCATTTAATGCCTCAGCTGCAGCAATCTTGTCCTTAAAGCCGGAAATCTCAAGTATCTTCTGCCGCTCCACCTCAAGTGCTGCCAGTCGCTGCTGTAAACGCTCTTCTTCTCGCGCTGCGCGATCAACTCCAGCAGCACGAGCTTTAGGAGGTTTAACTGCAAACCGCTGTTGATCCTCTTTGGTAATAGGCAGCTTCGCAGTCACAGGACGAAGGGGGCCAAACTTTTTCAGAAGACCACTTACTTGTTTGGCTGAAAGCTCTCCCTGTCCACTGCCAAGTATAAACTCTTCAAAGAAGTTGGCTTTTGGCCTTTTTGCTTCAATTTCAGAAGTTAGTTTTTTACCAATCGCAGTACCCTCTAAATCTTTTTGCAAATTGCCCAGCCGTGCTCTATCAACAACTCCTCCAAGAAAGTTGTTAATAAGGCTCAAAAATCCTTGAAGTGGTCCAGCAATAAGAGTTTGCAATTGGAGTGTCAGCTCTGCCCACAAACGTGTTGTTTCATCTGTTTCAGTGCCTAAGCTTTGCAAAGCCTCAACGCCACTGTTGCCAATTTTGTCAACAAGCTCGCCGGTAAGCAAAGTGGCAAGCTCAGAGACTTGTCCTTGCTCCTCTAAAGCAGCAGCCTGTTCCTCTACCGCTTTACTTGAGAAAAGCGACTTCTCACGCATTAAATCAAGCGCACCACCCGTGGAATTAAGTGCTTGACCAGTCTCTGCTGCTCCTTTAGCAAATGCTTCAACTTGTGCAGTAAGTGCACTGGCAGCAATTGATCCGCCTAAACCCCCTAATGCTCCACCGATGCCGCCTGCTACTGCCTGGAGCGGGCCGCCACCAAATAACAGTGGAAAGCCAGCACCTGTTGCGATGTCTTGGAACTTTCTTCCACCAGCACCCTGGCTCCCAGAGCCACGCCCAGCGGCTTCAAGCCTTTGTCGCTTGCGTAAAATACTTTGTTTGACTTTTTCTTGGCGAATTATTTCATTATTTCTGCTAACTTCCTTTGCTTTTATGTCTAAAATTCGGTTGTTGTCTGCAATGGATGCGGCATCCAAACCTTTTGATTTTTGCTGCAAGCCTATTAAAGCTTTTTCGAGCTGCAACTCGCCTTTTTTTATTTCTAATATTCGCTTTATTCGTCCTTCAACAGCTGACGACTGACCACCAAGAATCGAGGAAACCGGACCAGGGCCTATTGGTCCGGAATACTGCGTTCCTCCAAAAAACCGTGAACTAGCAGGGAGTCGTGAAGATAAAGCGGTTGGAGAAGCCGGGCCAGGGCCTATTGGTCCAGCAAATTGGGTTGTTCCACGAGCCTGACCTGGCCTTAAATATTGACCAGCCATGCTGCCGCCAGGCTGGCGGGCTGACGCAGCAGCAGCGTTATAACGTTTTAGTGAGGCTGTAGCACCATCACGTTGCCTGATCTCTTCGGCAATAAGCTTGTTGGTACGAACCTGTGCGGTATTAGCATTTTTTAGTGCAGTTACATACTTATCAACCGCTCTTTTCTCCTCAACCGTGCCCTGCTGAGCACGATCTAAAAGTTTTTTAGCCTGCGCCAATTGACCGTTGAAGTCTTTTAAAGACCCTGGGCCGTTTAAATGGTCAATCTGCTTTGCAAGCTGATTGAGACCTTTTTGCAACTGCGTAACTTTCGTTACGCCCTTTGCAACAATCTCAATCTCAGCTCTATAGGCCACAGCGGTACAACAAAGCCTTAGTTACAACACTCTACCTTCGACGCCTTGCCTTTGCTAACTCCTTTTCCTGGTCCTCGTTCAAAATTTTAAAATACGCGCTCCAACCCAAGACTTCTTCTGCAGTCATCGTTGACCGTAGCTCCGACAAGCTCATGCCAAGCTCCTTGGCAATACCAAACTGCAGCATGAGCCAGTTGTCCTTCCGAAGCTCGGCGCTTAGGATTTTGGGTCGATTGCCTCTTCTTCTTCGTCGTCAGTCAAAATTGCCAGCATCAAAGCCTGCAAATCCTTATCCTTCACCTCGTTCTTAAGCACATCAACTTCACCGGCCAAGAACAAGGACTCTCCCACCTCATCCTTAGCTTTCGTAATTAGAAGCTGCAACGCAAACGCGTTCGCGTCATCCGATCCAGCACGCTTTTGAGCGCGTTCACGCTCTGCCATCGTCAATGGCGTAACCCACATCTCAAACTTGCTGTCGTCTGAAAGAGTAACGACTCTTTTTGTTGCTTCTAAATTTGCGGCTTTCTTGAGACGGTCAATGGCGCGTAATGCCATGAGTTACAACTAATTGTCTTACTACACTAGCACTAAAAAAGCCCCTAACAATGTCAGGGGCCTCTTTGTCATCAATCGACTATTAGCTCTTAGCGAAGTCGAATGTAGGAGCTGCAGTTGGACGGAAGTTAATTGATACTGCCTGTGCGTCATCAGGAGTAACTGAATAACTTGCAGAAGTCAGCACCGCTTCTATTGAAATGGAACGGCTAGCTGCATCGTCTGGCGTACCAGCTGACACAACTGCATCCATATACAGCTTGAACGTTGCACCAGCTTGGTTGCGCTGGGTAACGTCTTCAATCAAACGAGCCGAAATGCCGGTGTCGTCATCAGTGAAGTAAACCTCAGCTGAACCTGTACCATCCGCAAAGCCGGAGATAAAGGTTCGGAATGGTGCGGCTTGACCTAGCGTGCCACCGATGCTTGTCACATCGATTTCATCTCGGGTTATTTCAAAGTTCCAAGAGCGCACGTTTGCAACTGCTTGAAACTCAGTGAACGCAATTGTGAAGGCGCTGGTGCCGTCAGTTCCGTCGTCTGCCAAGGCAAGCTCACTACCGCCTGCAGTAGCGGCAAATGTGGCTGCTCCGGTAGAAGCCGTATAGGTCAGAACGAAAACAGGAGTTCCTTCAGCTAAGCCACCGGGGAGAGTGCCCCCGCCAGCAGTAAACGAAACTTTGTCGTTTACTTTGAAGTTCAGAAACGTTCCAACATTGATGGAATTGCTCGCGTTGGTGACATCTGCAGCCTTGAAGGTTCCAGATGTGCCAGCTGGCTTGTAATAAAGGGCTCCAGAGGTGCCCGAAAGGACGGTAGCCATTCGTGGTACTGAGAATGGTGGACTTACGGGCGAAACCCGGACTCATACAGCTTAGCGTGCTGTCAGCGAAACATCTAACCGTGATCTTCGGCAATAAAGCCAGCGTCTATACGTCCCATCATGTGGGGAGATTGTTCAGTCGTTGAAAAAGTAGGCCCATTAACTACTCCAGGACGAAGATAAATACCTGTAGCCGCTCTAGTTGACGCACTTAAACTAAGCAGCGTTGTGACTGCTGTGTCTACCAACGTCTGATTTCTTGCGGGGCCTTTGCCTTTTTCGGTGTAAACACGAACGACGATAGATCCTCTAATTCGGTCAAAATTAGTGGTCAATCCTTGCTCTGTAGTTAATCCAAAACTTAAAGATACTTTGATATATTCTGTTGTTGAATTTTCTGGAACGGCGGTGATGTTGTCGAAGAGGACAGGCACTGCAGGGCTTAATGCCCCAAACGCTGTCTGGATGGGTGACTCAACTGCAGCTCGAACAGCTTGGTATCTCATGACGGCCCAAACATATTATTCATCTCTATAGTCACGGATCTATCAAGCTTACCGCTAGTCGCGTACTTAGTGAACCAGTCTAAAGGCGCGGTTCGAGATGCTTGCCCTCCTGGAGGGCCTGAATAAATATCTCCGCGAAGACCTTGAGAACGCCTGGAGTTGCTAGAAACTTCCCACTTACTTAAACCCAGTTGAGTCTGAGGTGTTTCAGTCGGACGGGAAAATCTATCCTGTTCAAAATCAACAGCTTGACCAACCCAAGGACTGAAATTAAAAACTGTATAAACAACACGATCTTTTGCAAAACCAGCTTTAATTGCCTGCCTGCCAGTAAGCAAAGGAATGTTAAGCCGACGGGGTTCCCCGGGTGCTCCATCTCCTTGATAAGAACGCCCGTCAAAAGTGCTTACACCCCAAGAGTTTGAGAACCTGCCTGTCCAGCTTGGCCCTTCTTCTTGCAGCTCAGTGACGACTCGATGTGCAGCCCGCAACGGGCCTGCTGTGACAGTAGAAGAGACAACCATGTCTAGCTGCTTAGCGGCATCCCAGAATTTATTTTTAAATGCCATTACTGCGGCCTCGCAATAATCGTGTGGAGCAAAGGGTCTTCGCCCCGAAAGCTCAACACATTTAAAATCTTCGCTTCTCTTGTCACACCAGCTTGTGAATACTGAATGCGGTCGGCTTCAGTTGGATAGTAAGAGTTCAACTCATCACCACCAAGAATCACCTTGATGTCAGTCGTTTGATAAAGACCTTCGCTTTCTCTTGCTGAAACATTAGAAATCAAACCTTTGAGCACAACAGGCGTATCCGCACCAGTCACAGCACCTGTCGCTGGGTCGTAGGTGCGTGGCGTTGTTGTTTTGACAAGCGTGATGTCTTGACCCCAATCGTCCAATAGATCTTTTGGGATTGACTTAAAAGTGCTGTCTACAAGTGACATCTCAACCCCTCACCATACGAACTTGATAAGAGCCAGAACCTCCAAGGCAATAAGCACCAAGATAAGACTGCAGCCAAGGGTAAATGTCGAATACGTTATTGACAGTTCCAGTAGCTTGGCTAGCAGTGTTGTACTTGACCTTGAGGTCTCCGAGTTCGACCTCTTCGTATAACCCCTTATCGCCGGTATTCCCTGTAATCGAGTCCGTGTCATTTGCTAATGCACGCGCCAGTTCATAAGCAGCGTACTTAATGTCCGCAGGGATGACACTGCAAGTTAACTCAACACGATCAACGTGATAATTGTTGCGTGGCCAGCTCAATGCTTGGCTCGTATCGCAACGATCGCCATAAAAATTCAACGTATCAATCCAGCGTGTTGCTGAGATTAAAGAACGATTTTTGGCGTCGTCAGTCTTGTTGTCCCAAGTGCTGCTTTCTGGAACGGTTTCAAAATACGCGTCTGCCTCTGCCAACGTCACATAGCTGTTGGCTGTCTCACTCTTGAGTGTGGCGTTGATCGTGGCAGCCATAAGACAATAATAAGGTGGCCCCACCTAATGGTAGGGCCTTTGCTCTGATCAGGATCAGATGG